TGAACGATACGCGGCTGTCCGAAGTCCCGCGCCCCGGCGTTCCGATCAATTCAATGCCGGTCAAGATCGCCTTGTTGCCGTCATTGTAGAACAGCGTCGTATCGAACTGCCAGCACACTTCGCGCCCGTAGTGCTTGGCCGTGGCGCTATCCAGAACGCCCACTTCGCCTAGCGACGAACCGACAATCCATTGGCCATAGCAGAACACATGGCCCCGGCCCTCGTAGCGGCCTTCCGGCGTCCCCGAGGTCACATAGGTACACCATGCCTTGACCTGTCCCTTGCTTGATACCTGCTGCGAAAAGCTCCAAGTGCGCTTGGGAAGGTGAACCAACAGCCGCTGGTCGTCCTGCCTCACGCGGGCTTCGATCCACACCGCTGCAAGCTCGTCATCGGTTAGATCGGCCAAGTCGTTATCAAGCTCGGCAGGACTGAGCTTCACCGCGTCCCCTGCCGTGAGGAGATAGACCCCGATAGCCGCGCGCTCTTGCCCCCCGACAAAGGCGACGGTCCCCGCAAACTTTGCCTTGGCCCTTGCCCCGACGCAACCATAAGGGACCGTCGCAGTCTTGACGGTCTGGAAGGGGAAACCAGCGCCGCCGATGTTCTGGTAAACTTGCGTGGTGTAACGCCCGAATGCCAGAACTTCCCCGCGCAACCGCTCAAGCCCCGTAACCGGATCGGGCGAATCCTCCGCGCTGCCGTACTTGAGTGGATTGATCGAAAACTTGTTGTTGAGGTCGTTGACAACCAGAAACTCGCCATCGGTCGTCATCGTGTAGCCATCGGTAAACACGGCATCCACAACCGCGCCCAAGTCCGGGTCCGTTACCTGCCGAAGCCCATTTACCGGGTTCCAGTAATACAGCCGGTTGCCGCTGTTGATGATGAGGTCGTCAAAGTCATAATCGAGCCGAACCGGCCCACCGCTTCCAACGTCGCCCAGATTGTCAACCGTCCAATCGGCGTTGACGCGCACCAGATAGCTACCCATTACCCGGTAGCACACATCATTCCAGTTGATGCCGCCCCGGTCCTCGCCCGTCCCCATGGCTTTCAGGGTGATGCCATCCGGCGCGGACAGATACCCCTCCGCCAAGCCAATATCGCGCAAGACATGCTCACGGTTGACCGGGTACGTGGTGACAAACTCGCCCGTCTCCGATGCCTTGACACCCGAGACGATGGGAACGCGGATTGTCTGGCTCATGGCCTTATCCGGTCGTCACGGGAAGCACGAACGGGTAGCGGTTGGCCCACGGCTTGTTGCCCGTGCCAAGCACAGTTCCGGTTGCCCAATTCATCGTCGGGACCGTCTGCCCGATGGCTGTTACCGTTTTCATGGCCGATTGCAGCGCGATGCGACTTTCGCGGCTCATGGCCTTGCCCATGGTGGGGCAAAGCCTTTCCGCCAACAGGATCGCCAGCCCGAAGAACGCCCCGTCGGGAACGCCCAGCGCGTCGTTCAGATCACCTTCACCGATAGCCGTAGGGAAGTTGTAGGACAGGCTGAGGCCCCGCCCTGCAAGCTCGTACATAAGTGCGTCAAGGCGCTTTAGGGCAACGTCCTTCTCATCGGCGGAGATGTCGTATTCCCAACCGTTCAGGGACACTTCCGTAAACGCCTGCTCCACAAGCTGCCGCTTGCTTGCCGTGCTGATCGGCGGCGTTGCGGCATCGGCGACAACGGTCATTATTCTTCCGTCCACCAGATTGCGATGTCGAGCGTTCCGCCCGCAGGCCAGCCAGCGCCGCCAAAGTTAAGCGCCAGAAGGTCGGTCGCGCCGCGAAGGACGGGAGCCTTTTCGTTCAGCCAGCCATACTGGAAGTTGATGCGGTCAATCTGGGAAACGCCCGAAGCCGCCACCAGGCCAAGACGGCCACCGTCGATGATCCCCGCACTGGTGCCAAGGCCCGAAGGATTGGCGCTGTAGAGCAGAAGCGAGGCCGTGGCGTTGTCGTCATTCACATCGCGCTTGCCTGCGGTCTGTGCAACCGAAGTGCCGCCCGTATTAGCTGCCGAGCGCCGAATGATGTTGAGCGCAACGGATGTTGCCGAAGTGGCAAAACCGCTCACCAGAATCTGCCGAACGCGGATCGTCTTGCTGGCGCTCCCGGCGATGGTGAAAACGTCCGTGGGCGAAGCTGCAATCGTGGAATAGCCGACAACCGAAAAGCCATACGCCGCCCGATACGGATCATTGTCCGCCATCGGGATCGGGTTCAAAAGCTGGTTATTCGGGTCAAGGCAGGGCTGGCCGTTGACGTTACGGGGAGACGCATTAGGCATCGCTCAGGCCTTCCGTTTTGGCAGGCCGACCGGGCTTGCGCTTGGCAGGGGCTTCCTCGCCCTTCGCAGGCTTCCCAACGGACCAGCCATCGGCCAGTGCTGCGTCGGCTTCGTCCTGATCGGCGACGATGAGGTAATCGAACATTTCGCCGTCCCACTCGAAAGTGGTCCCGGTCTTGAATAGCATGGCAGGCATTTCCACCGCCGTTCCCCTTGGGTATCAGGCGGCGAGGCCGAAACCCCGCCGCCGTATGGTTACGAGATGCGATAAGTGACGAAGGTGTTCGCCGCCGTCTTGGTGGTACGGAAGCGGCCCGTGGTGTTCGCCGCAACCGCAGCGGTGCCCACGATGGTGTGACCCGTCGCAGCCGTCACGGTGAAAGCGTTGGTGCCGCCCGTGTTGATCGCCGACCAATCAAAGGCATCGCCAACAGCGAACGCTGCCGCCGCGTCCATGACCGTGCCGGTGTCAAGGGTAGCCGTCACCGCCGCCGCCGTGGACGAAGTGACGATGCCGCCCATGATGAGCGCAGCGGTCAGGGTGCCGGTTGCGTTCAGGGTGCCAACGGTGGGCTGGAAGTTGGGACGGTCAAACACCGCAGCCGAAACGCCCACGTTGTACCACAGCGGAGCGCCGCCCGACTGAATGATGACGTTGGTCGTGGTCGTGTAGGCCGAAGTGGTGTTCGCGCCCGAGTTGCCGAAGAACACCGAAGGCTGCACCGGGGGATAGTTGGCAAACACCGGCGAGTTGGAGAGCAGATAGGGCTGCGTGCTGAAAGTCGCCAGCGCGCTGGAGGCCGGAACCGTGACGGTAACGGTCTGGTAGGGGAGAAGAACAGTCGAGGCCATTGTCTTGATCCTTTGCAAAAGGAGCGGGCGCTAAGGCCCGCCCCAAACCGTCACGGCTGCGAGAACATTTCCACGCCGCTCATCTGCGGCTGCTTGTTCACGAGGCCGAAGAAGGTATCCCAGCGATACTTGCACGACAGGTCACCGATGTTGCCCTGGCGGGTCATCGTGACCGTCACGCCGTTGTCCGTGGTCGCGCGCATGACCGCGAGGCCCGCGTCTTCCTGCGGACGATAGTTGCCGGGGACGATCTCGAAGCAATCACCCTGCCAGAACGGATTGGCGAAGCCCGAAGCGGTGTTGAGCCACGTAATCGCAGCCGTGCTGGCAGGGGTGGCCGACACGTTCTGATACTGCTTTTCAGCATCCGAACCGCCGCCCGCCGAAATGATCGGGGGGCTGATCACCATCGTGGTCGAGCTGGGCACCGAAATGACGCGGAACGTCTTGAGCACGCCCGTGTCGATCTTGGTGATGTGGTGGACTTCGTTGACGCCCGCAATGGTGAAGGCATCGCCCGCCTTGACGTTAGTGGTCGAGTTGACCGTGATCGTCTGATAGCGGTTGTCAACGTTGCTGACTTCGCCGGTTGCCGAGGTCGAAGTGGCGCGCGGAACGTAGAACTGGTTCGCGCCGTTCAGCTGGGTGCCCGAACCCGCCGCCGCCGTGAGACGGTAAGCGTAGTCCAGCTTGTACGTGTCGAAGTTGGCGATATTGCCGACCATCGCGCGGCGCAGGGCGTTTTCCGAAACGCTGTTGCCAAACGAACGGGTCGTGGCCTGGAGAGCCGACGCCATGTTGTTGTAATCCGACGAAGCGAACAGCGCCTTGCGCTCGGTCATCGGCACACCGACGCGGTTGAATGCGTTGTCGATCGCGGCAACGTCATCGAAGCCCGCCGCCGCCGAAGTACGCTTGACGAACACGGTGCCGGTCAGGGACGCAAGGTCCGAACAGGCCAGATTGATGCGGCTTGCAAGGCCCTGCATTGCAGCTT